TAATCAACTTCGTAACTGTGGTCGCAGCCGTCGTAGAATATGGAAGATGTTCCATCAAGATAACACTCCGCTGCGGCTTTACGAGTGCCGTATGGATATGGATGTGTTGTCCAGATGATTGGCGAGTTTCCCTCATACTTTACTAATTGTTAATCCCGGTGAAAAACACAACTTATATTGCTGGTGGAGTATTCGCCAAAGAGTGGGTGGCAGGGAGAGTCGGTGCGTATATTGAACAGCACCAGCACTCCTTTGACCATCTGAGCTACCTAGCCTCCGGGATGGTGGAAGTGGAAGTTGAAGGGGAAAAGACAACCTACACTGGCCCGACTGGTATCCGTATCGCCGCCAGGAAAAACCACAAAGTCACCGCACTCACGCCCGATGTGCTTTGGCTCTGCATCCACGCAATCCCGGATGAAATGCGAGATGTCCACTTGATTGAAAAGGCTCTGGTCTCCGAATGAAAAATATCCTAACCATCGCCCGTGGGTTGAATGTGATTCCTTTGCTGCTGGAACTCCAGCGGCAGCCTCAACTGTGGAATCAGAATCGAGCGCGCACGGAAGACCCTTCCAGTCCCCACCATGAAGCTGACGATATCTGGGTCCGCTACGGGGCGGGAGAATCTGGCTACGGCGGACAACCCCACACCAGCGTATGGCTAGAAGCTGCTGACCTTCTCCCACAAGCCAAGGCCGACGCTCGTGCTATCCTCAACCTCGTTCGGGGGGACGCTCTCGGCGGCATTCTCATCACGCGAATCCCTCCGGGGCGTAGCGTGAAGCCTCATGTAGATCGTGGCTGGCATGCTCTCGAATATGACAAATTCGCTCTGCAAGTCGCTGCACACCCCCAACAAGCCTTTTGCTATGAAGAAGGGCAACACATCACAGCTCCTGGGGATCTTTACTGGTTCCATAACCAGGAGCAGCATTGGGTAATTAATGAATCTCCAGTCGAACGCATTACAATGATTGTCTGCGTGAAACTGGATAAACCATTTGGAGGTGCATAGTGCCTTGGGGAATTGCAGCAGCAGCTGTCGGGTCTGTCGCTGGTGCGGCAGCTACTTCAGCCTTTAGTGGTGGCAGCTCCGGAGCTTCTAGTGCTGCCAATGCGGCAGATCCTTTTGCCTCCCAACGGGGCCAGTATCAAGGAATGCTGTCGAATTTGATTAACAACCCCTCTTCGATTACCAGCCAACCTGGCTATCAATTTGGCCTAGATCAAAGCAACAAAGCGGTTGAGGGCAGCGCGGCTGCAAACGGTATGGTAAATAGCGGGAATGTACTGCAGGCTCTAAGTACCAACTCCCAGAACTACGCTGCCACTCAGCTAAATAACCAGGAATTGCTCCTTGCACAGCTTTCTGGTGCTAACGTAGGTTCTCCTGGAACTGCTGGTCAGATCCTTCAGGGGCAAAATACCTTGAATCAGCAAGCTGCCGGGACTGTTGGTAATGCTGTGGGGAGTGCGGTCACTTCTGGTATCAACGGTTTTAACTCTGGCAGTTATTCCGGGGGCAATCCATTCGCCTCTGACACTTCCGGTTTCGGTGCGGGTTCCAACTCCTACGGATTTTCTAGTGGAGTTACCGACCCTTCAGCTGGCGTCAGCTACGGCTTCGGCGTCTAACCAAGGGGAACTACTATGGCAATCGGCGGTTTCCTCCAGGGTCTTGGATTGGCTTACGGTCGTGATCTTATCTACGGCCAGCAATTCGAGCAAAAACAAGCCCAAACAGATCTGTTGAAAACTGAGGCTCAGCAAGCTCAGATGCAAACGCAGCAGATGCAGCAGCAGATGAAGACTAAGCAAGACATCGGAGCTTTTCTGAAGTCGCAAACTGACTTGGAAGGGGCGGACGCTGCTCTGCCATTGAATCAGGCAAAGATGTATAGTAAGGCTGCGGGTTTGGCGGCTTCCCAGGGGGATCTGGCCTCTGCAAAAGAAATGACCGACTTGTCGAAAGAAGCCGGTCAGGAAGCCATGCAGCAAGCGAAAGACCTCGCAGCACAGCAATCTTTAAAGAAGGAAGACCTGGCAAATACTGCTGACTCTTTCCTCAATAACCCAACTCGGGAAGGTGGGAATGACCTCGTCCGCAAGGCTGTTGCAGCTGGAGTTGATCCGACAACAATCCCACTCCCGAATTCTCCTGCCTTTGGGGCATGGGTAAACCAGCAAAAACTCGCTGGTATGGACAGCAAATCCCGTGCAGAGTTCCTGCAGAAAGCTGCCGATACGAAAGCTCGCCGGGAAGAGCAATGGCAAATCCACGCGGATAATGTCGATTTAAAACGGGCACAGATGCAGCAAACCGCACAATTCCGTGAGATGGAGATTGGGTTGCGGAGGGATTCTATTGAGGCTAGAAGAGACAGCGGTCCTGATCATTTAGACATTGGCGGCGCTATCTATGAAAAGGATAAAACGGGGGAACTCAAAGGAGAACGCCTTGCCACCGATCCACGCTACGTCAAACTTGGAAATAAGATTTCGGCTACGCAAGAAAACAACACAGTAGCCACAGGCAAAGCTGCAGCTAACGTGGCGCGTGACCTGAACCAAATGGCACGGTTCCCGACAGGCACTGCCAGCAGCCCGTTCTCCCACATCACGGACCATGATTTCTTGTCCTCGATCGAAAAGACCGGTAGCAATGCGCTGACTCCCGAGCAAGTTCAAATGTTCGGCACGTCGGCTGCAGGCCTCTCTACTGAACTCGCCCGAGTCCTAACCCTCGGCGGTGGGCGTGGGGCCAATCAGTCGGTCATCAACGAAATCAAGACCTTCACAACTCCGACTGCGGGGGACACCAATCTGGAAGCAGCCTACAAGATGTCCACAGCTGCCCAGATGGTGAAAACCACAATGGATAACACTCCCCCGCCCTCAGATCAGAGTGTTCGGAAGGGTTGGGATGCAACGAAGGCTTCCGTCGATTCTTTTCCGACCCCGGAGCAGATCCTGGCAGCAGCCTCTGGGAAAGAGAAGAAGAAGCTGGCTGCTATGACCGGGACTTACTCGGATCTGCTGAATAAGGTGCAAGATGCTGCAGCTTCTAACAATGCGGAGGCATTGCCAGGTGGTAAAGATGCCGGTGCCGGAACTTCAGCCCCCCCGATTCCGGCCGGTTGGTCAGTTAAGGAGCATTGAATGCCAGATTTCACTTTTAATTCTCCTGAGGGAAAGTCGTATACCGTCTCCGGCCCCGAAGGTTCTACCAAGGAGCAGGCCTTCCAGATCCTTCAACAGCAGATTTCTTCGGGCACAGCTAAAGAAGAAAAACCCGCAACCACGGCTAAAGAACGCGTGCAGCAGGGTCTCGCCAATCTTAAGCCAAATTTACCTACTACTGAAGATGGAAAGCCGGTTCCTTCCCCTACTTTTAAGTCTGCTTTAGAGGCTATCGGAACTAGCACAGCTCTGGGAGGGGCCCTTGGAGCAGTAAGCCCTGAATTGCTAACTGCCGCGGGCTATGCAGCCAACTTCATCCCAGACGTAGGCCCGGAAATTGGGACAGCTCTGATGGAAGCAGGAGCTGCAGCGCGCTCTGCCCGATTGGCAACAGCGGCTGAGGGTGCTCTTTCGGGAGGGGTCTCCGAAACCGCAGGGCAAACAGCTGAAGCAAAGGGTGCTAATAAACCAGTTGCTGATGCGGCCCGCTTGGCTGGTGGGATGGTTACTCCAGGAGTGGGGGCTCTCGCCAGCAAAGCCGAAGGCCTCTTCGGAGCCGTGGCGAAAACCCTCGGAGTGGCGAATACCCCCGCTAACGTGGCAAAGGCGGCGGCTACTTTGCGTGGTATCGAGGATGCGGGGGCACCGGCTAACGCCCTTCATCAGATGCTCCAGCATGGGGCGGATGCTAACATCCAAGCAGCACAATCCGCAGGCGACAAAGTAATGGCTGACGCCCGACAACGTGCAACCGATGTAGGAGCCCAAGATGCTAAAGCTGCTCAGAAGGTTCTGGACGATGGTAAAAAACGTGCCGATCAGATTGTTGCTGAAGCTCGTCAGCGCGCTGCTGAATTGAATAAAGCCTCGGGAAATCGGATGGCTACGGCCGGGAAGGTGCTGGCGCAGGCAGAGCCCGCGTTGCGGGTGGTTGGGCAGCCGAGAGAGCTATCTGACATCGGCTCCGAACTGCAAACTGCGGTGAAATCCCAGCATCAAGCAGGTCTCGACGCGCGACAAGCTGACTACAATGCGCTGAAAACCCAACGAGATGAGATAGTAAAGAGCAAGGAACAAGCTGGGGAAACCGTCGATCAAATCCCTGCAATGAGGGGCTTGAAAGACTACATCAAGACCAAGACCGATGCGAAGATCTCCCCCCGACCGACTACGGATCAGGGGATCTTGCGAGTGTATGGACAGGTGAATGAGGCGATTCAGAATCCCTCGTTTAAGGCTCTTGACCAAGTCCGCCGTAAACTAGGCGATGTGATTGGTGGGAAAGATGTGGAAGGCTACTCGGCCATTTCGAAAGACGTAGCTGGCAAGCTCTACTCCAAAATCTCCGACGTGCAGAAGGAATTCGCCGGGGAAGACCAAACTGGAAAGAACCTTCAACAAATGATGCAGGAGCAATATCATGATGCCTCTTTGGGTCTTAGGAAGTTTGGAACAGGAGCCGGAGGGAAAGCAACTGCTCTTGATCGGGTCGATCCGGAGAGATTTGCGGCAGATCCGCAAGGAGTACCTAAGCAGTTCTTCTCTTCTCAACAGTCGGTTAGGGACCTCAAAGAACTTACAGGAGATTCTGGACTTGTGCAAAGGGCTGGAAGCTCCTACGTTAGTTCCCAACTCCGAGGAATGTCCGCCAAACAGGTAGAACAGTATGCTCAAAAGAATTCTGACTGGCTGCGGGAAGTACCTGGCCTCCAAAAAAGCATCAATGACTACGCGACGCGACTCAGCAAAATTGAAAAAACGGCGCAACGAGCTGAACAGAGCAGTGAGCAACTATCAAAAAGAGCTGGAAAAGTGGTCCCGGCAGCTGAGGAAGTAGCAGCAAAGGAAAGGGCAGGAGTGGTTGGTCGTGTTGCGGATATGTCGGAGCAATCGGTTAAGAACCAGCAACGAATACTGGATGAAGGGGGGAAAGCTGCAACGGAGGCTACGAAAGCTGCGGCAGCTCCGGCAGCTGGGCTTAAGGCGATTCTCACTGGCGGGGAGCGGCCAGAGGCGGTTCGTGAGCTTCTTTTAAATGGGAAGCCGGAGCAGACCCGGCTGGCTGCGAGGATTGCCAGTCAAACCCCCCAAGGGAAGCAGCAACTGGAAGGGAGTGTGAGGCAGATTACAGCGGAGATGACTCCAGCGACTCTGCAAAAGCAATGGAATGAAAGGCTGAAACCGATGCTGCAGGATGGGAAGATGATCAGCCCGGAGCGGCTGAAGGCTCTAGATAGTGATGTAAAGTCACTTATGAAAGCCTACGCAGGGAAACCTCCGGTCACGCTAGTGCAGCGTCACATTTACGCGGCGATTGGGTCGTCTGGCAGCAACTATATCGGGGGTGAAAGGGAATGATTAAGAAATATTGCGTTGCTAGAATTCAGTATAAACAAGACATCGACACCGAAATTTGGGAAACTCGATTTGAATCAGAAGCTGATGCTGTTGACTGGCTTGCTAGATATTCGCACGATGGGAGTTTTCGAGAATTTATAATTCTGCCCGTTTATATTTTTAATGAAAACTCTGGTGGTTAGTCGTTTCCCTCCGGGATTAATAAATAGTAATTTCAGAGGGAAATTCGCTGGCGGCATAATTAGTGATTTGTGGGGAAGTGTTCTACCCTCGCCTACGGCTCGTGGGATTTGCGGACACGCCATAGCATCAACCGGGGGTTGAAAACCGCATGGCGGGGGCGGGATTTCGAGATTTTCGGCATTCCCATAAACAAAACCCCGCCGATACTCCATCACAGCTCCCCCTTTACTTCAGTAACTATTAAGTCTAGTATTCTCATCAACATAGGCAACTTTGGTGAGAGCTTCCATGCCCCGCATTATCCACAAACGTCATCTGATTCGTATACCAGTTCCGGCGGATATTGCTTATGATGTCACCTATTACTACAACCCAGAAGGGGACAGGGAGATAAGTCTCAAGCATGTGGAAAGGCTGCTGGTGGGAACCGAAAACCAGAAAGGATTAGCGAAGCATTTTCTGTCTTCCATTCAAGGGAAATATGAACTTACCATTAAACAGAGGCTTTGCTTGCTGCAAATGGAATTTCCGAGAGACCTGCGTTTAAAAGCGATTCGGGCCTGTATTGAAAAAGCCAATAAGAAATTTGAAGCCAGGTTTCGCGCCGATCCCCACGCTGTTTATTTGGAGGAGGGAACGGCAATCTCTAGAGCGCTGCGGGATTTGGAATGTGAGAGGAAGATTCTGGCGACTGTGGGGTAGTTTTCCTCCGCGATTAATAAAAAGTAAAGTACGGGGGAAACTAAAACCTAGGGGAAAACCCTATTGACAGGTTGTATTGACGACGTCATAATAAGAGCGCCCCCCGGGCGGTCGTTCTGTAGCTAGGGTCGGTTCTCCGGTTTTGCGCTCCAGCCAAACGGAGGTCAATTTTCTAGTAGTCGATTGCTCTCTCAATTCAGTCTAGTTTTTCGGTTTTCGGCGGGAATTACTAATTAGTAATCCCGGTACGAAATCCCGGCGGTACGCCGTGCCCCTCACGTCGCTACTCCATTCCCCCTCAGCCCTTCCCTTCAGTAGCTCCTCCCTTTATAGTAGTTGCTACTTCGCGCGCGCACGTACTTACTACTGAAGTAAGCAGTGCTCAGCCCACACATTGTAGGGACTCTCGCTCCGCTCGGGATGCTGTAATAGGAAGTGGTCAATTGAATTTCCGACAGGTTGTCCCCGCGTACCGCGGCGCTTACTTATAATAGGAACTAGGTAGTGAAACTCTTCCTCATCGATCCCTACGGCCACTATGTGGATTTTGCACTTCGCTGCCTGGCGCAGGGGCATGACGTTCGCTATTTCCTAGGCCCTCAGGACAATAATGAGCGTGATCCTCTAGGGGATGGGCTATTTAATAAAGTCCCGACAATCTCCGGCTCTATGAATTGGGCGGATTTGATTCTAGTTTCCGACTGCAGTAAGTATATGAAGGAACTCGAAGGGTGGCGCAATCGGGGATTTCCCATTTTTGGGGCGAATCTTGAAGGAGCCTCTTGGGAATTGGACAGAACAAAAGGGGTGGAGATTCTTACTAAATGTGGAATTGAATGCCTCCCGGACGTGAAATTCACCAATTTTGATCAGGCTATTGCATATCAAAAAGAGCATTGGGATGAGCGGTTTGTGTGCAAACCCTGTGCTGACGTGGGGAAAGAGCTTTCCTATGTGTCGAAATCAGCAAAAGATATGATTTTCATGCTGGAATACTGGAAGAGGACAATCAAAAAGAAATGCTCTTTCATTTTTCAGGAATTCTGTCCGGGAATTGAGGTAGCTGTAGGTGGTTGGGTAGGTCGAAATGGGTTTGCCTCCTACTTCCTAGAGAACTTCGAGCACAAAAAACTAATGAATGGAGAGAAAGGTCCCAATACTGGTGAAATGGGCACGGTAATGAAGTACGTGCGGGCGGAAGAATCTAAACTCGCTAGGGAATTGCTCTTACCTGTAGAAGCCGAATTGATTCGATGCGGGTATACCGGTTATATTGATGTGGCTGTAATGGTTGGAACAGAAGGTTCTAGGAAGGGAAAACTCAATCCCCTGGAATTTACTTGCAGAAAAGGATGGCCGATTTTCAATATCCAACAAATTCTCTATTCGGATGTGGTCGGGTGGATGAAAGATCTTGTTGAGGGGCGTGACACATTCCAACCAGATCCAGATATTGCTGCAGGAATACTCGTCGCAATGCCGGATTTTCCCTATATGAAAGCCAGCCTCGACAAGCTACAGGGATTTCCTGTTTGGGGTGTTGATAAGATTCGCTATAACTTCCACCCTGTGCATATGAAATTGGGGGAGGGATTCGATGAGAAGGGGAAAAAAATCCCCATGCTGGTAACAGCTGGAACGGAAGTGTGCGTTGTCACGGGTTGTGGGAAATCGGTAAAACAGGCAACGGAAAAGGCTTACAAGAATTTGGAGTCTATTGAGATGCCGAATTCTCCCATGTATCGAACCGACATTGGGGACCGCCTCGAAGCGCAACTCCCCGTTCTGCAGAAGTATGGCTACTGCACTAGCTGGATCTACTAGGAGCTTGCCATGGCCGGAACTAACGCATACGTGTTGCCACCGGTTCCTCCTGCAGGGACTGATGCGAAATGGCTGCAGCAGCTGCAGGCTACTGTAATGTGGAATTTCAATGCCACGGCAACGACAGCGAAAAGGCCGGTGAATCCTCTGATCGGGCAGCATCTCTTCGATACGACTATCGGAGCGCCGATCTGGTGTAAGTCATTAAATCCGGTAGTTTGGGTGAATGGGGCAGGAACCGTGGTCTAGTTTTCCCCCGGTTTTACTAATTGTTAATCACGGTAGGAAACGGAGTTCAAAGTGGGGCAAGGAAAAGCAGATTACTATTCCGACGGAAACTGGAATTACTATTGCGACCTATGCGGCGCGAAAGGTAAATCCAAGAACGCCATGTTCACGTGGAATGGGTTGTATGTCTGCAAGCATCACAAAGAGATTCGCAATCCCCAGGATTTCCTGCGTGGGGTGAAGGACAACCAATCCGTCCCATGGTCTCGCCCCTACCAGCCACCCCTCTGTGACAACACGGAATTCCCGTATGTCGAATACTGCACCCTACAGGGAACCAACGCCATTCCCGGATTCGCCATTCCCGGATGTGCTACCCCTTCCTACGTGAACACTGCTTTCTACCCGTCCATCGTCCAGTATCGTGGTTGGGCTATCCAGGATACCTACGGTTGCCCAATTCTCGATACGAATGGCTATCCAATTTACCCACCCAACACGCCCTCTGCCGAATTCCCCCCTCCCCCGGGTGGCTACGGCGCGCGCCTCAACATTGATTTCTACCTAAACGAGAGCATCCTCCTATGAAAAGACTCCTTCTTGTGTGCGGATTGCTCTGGTCTGCTCTTGCCAGTGCACAATTCACTCCGGGGCAGCTGCTAACTGCACAGGAACTCAACTCGCAGTTCCTCCTGTACGCCCCTCTAACCGGAGCTACCTTCTCCGGTACGGTCGTTGGCAATTCGGTCACGCAGTCCACGAATGACAACTCCACGTTGTTTGCGACAGATGCCTTTGTCAATCAACAGATCATCCGTTCGACCACGACGGTTCCACTTACTATTGCCGGCGGTACGTACAACCAAGCCACCCTGGGCAGCGGGTTCCAACCTGTCGTATTCGCGTCTGGTGGGGTGATCGGGTCAATTCTAACTATTGCAGCTCCCGGGACTGGCTATGCCGTTGGGGATTTGATTACCCTCGCCGGAGGCAATGCCGATGCTACTATTAGAATTACTTCTATAGGGGCGGGGGGTTCCGTTACGGCAGCCCAAGTCCTCTATGGCGGTACGGGTTACTCCAACGGGGCTCAGATTATGGCTACCCCGATTCCGCCGGGGGACCGAAATGTCATTCTGACCGGCGTGCTGACCAGCAATGTCACGTTCATTATCGCGAACGGCACCTTCAACACAGCTTCCCGTCGTCCTTCCTTCGTCAACAATACGACTGGTGCTTTTACGGTCACGGTGTTTCTAAGCAACGGAGCGGATGGTACAACCGGTAGCGGTTATGTGTTGCCACAAGGAATTACTAACTCCACCTCAGTCCTTCTTCAGACTGACGGCAAAACCGATGTGTGGCCTGTAGATACTTCAGCTGGTATTGGGGCAGCGCCGATAATCTCAGCAAACACGACGCTCAATGTTCCTTCCCAATTTTCAACCATTCAGGCCGCCTGCAATTACCTCGGTACGGTGGTAATTAATACAAATGCCAGCGTAACGATTCAGGTAGCTAATGGCACGTATTCCTGGTCGAATATCGAATGCGCAGTGCCCCAGGGGGATCAAGTTTCCATCATTGGGAACACGACAACCCCGGCAAGTGTCGTCATTAACGTAAACAATGCCAACAATGGGATGGGATTTCAGTTTTACCGTGGGCAACGTATCCATCTGATCGACGGTTTTACAATCAATGGGACTGCCGGTTGGGTTTCCCACTGTAGTTGGAACACTAATGTGTACGGGGCAGCTTTCGATGCTTACGGCACAGGTTCCGGGACTCAGATTGGGGCACACGTCGTTATCAATAAAATGTACTATGGGGTATTGTCGGATCAGGGGGCAAGTATCAGCTCTCCTACGGGTTTGACAATAACAGAAGCTGGAGATGCTGGGGTGCTGGCCCGCTGGTCGGGTAGTGTAGACATTGAAAATGCCACATCCACTAATACGTGTGATACGACTGCGGGAAATAATTTAGGCTTTGGATTTCTCGCCGAAGTCGGGGGAAGTGGTCATTTTGATGGGGGGACGGCAACAGGAAATAACGTGGCGGGAGCCGCAGCGCAAAATGGCGGTGCGGCTTGGGCGCACAACATGACCCTGAACAGCAATACCTACGGACTCTATGCAAACGAGGGCGGCAATATTGAAGGTAATAGCTCGACCATCACTGGCGGAACAAATGGAGTTCAATCGAACGATGGCGGCTATGTCAATGTCGTTGGAGTAACTGCATCTGGGGCTAGCGGTTCGGGTATGAACGCGGCCAACAGTGGCATAATTGATGCCGGTGCAGGGGCAACTGCAAATACAAATCCGAACGGTTTTACGCAATTTACGGGCGGTGTTATTTATGGAACGTTGAATGGTACGGGCAATACTTTTAATTTGTTCGTAAACGGGAATGCAATAGCCGGTACTACAATAACCGCCAGCAGTACTATTACCCCCTCCCAAACCGCAGGTATCGTCGGCACCACTACCAACAACAACGCCAATGCGGGGAGTGTGGGGGAGTACATATCCAGCACTGTGGCCTCCGGCTCCGCTGTTAGTCTAACCTCTGGAACGCCTGCTAATGTGACTTCAATTTCCCTGACGGCGGGAGATTGGGATGTCTTTGGAGCTGTCGATTTCAATGTCGGGGCAACTACAGTTGTACAGCTCTTTGGAGGCTCTGCGAGCACTACTTCCGCAACCAACACTTCCGGTTCTGTGTTCTTCTCCCCGGGCTTTGCCGCAGGAGTTACAACCACAGCCGGCGGAGCCATCCCGACTATCCGATTGAGTCTTGCCTCTACCACTACTGTATACTTAGTGGCACAGTCTAATTTCACTGTCAGCACTATGAGCGCCTATGGGTTTATTGGTGCCCGTCGTCGTCGTTAACAGGAGTCTGCCATGGCAGAGCAAGGATCATATCCATTAAACGGCCGAACACTTCAGCCGACGGATACAGTAACGGGGGTGGTTACAGGCCAGACAGCAGATATTCCACTGTCGGTGTTGGCTTCTTTTTTAGCGATTGGGGGAACTCCCTCGGGGCCGACCACCTCCCGGCCCACTCCTACATTTGTAGGGCAGCCTTATTTCGACACTACCCTGGGATTTATGGTCTGGGCTAGCCAACTTTCACCCTCTGTCTGGGTAGATGCTGCTGGAGTTTCGGTATGAAAAAACTAATTGCAGGTCTGTTGCTGGGAGTTTGTGTCTCAGCGGCTTTTGGGCAAACCTTCCCGGTTAACAATTTGACCGTGGCAGGGACCTCGAATTTCGCGGGGCAGTCTACTTTTACATTGTCTCCGACCGGTCCCACCCCTGGGATCGGGGACAGCACTACCAAGTTAGCTACAACTGCTTTTGTAACGGGGAATTTCGTTCCCCTGTCAGGGTTGGCCGGATTAGCGCCAATCAATTCCCCGACTTTCACGGGAATCCCTGCAGCCCCTACAGCTAGCTTCGGCACCAACACGACCCAACTAGTTACAACGGCCTTTGTTGCACAAAGCAAAGATTGCCCCTCGATTATGGATTACGCGGGGATTAATACAGGTATGGGGGATAATTCTACTGCGTTTAATGCAGTGGTAGCGGCACAGACCTCAGGAAAGGTTTGTGTGTACTTTCCTCCAGGAAATTATGCTTTTACGAATTCGATTTCTTATACATTTCCGAGTTCTACTGGGGGGTCGATCACTATTAAAGGGGCAGGAGCTGACCTTACAAACCTGACTTTTAATAAACCCTCCGCAAGTTTGCTGACGATTATCTTTCAGGGGCCCTATAACTCAGCCCATGTTAGGGATATGACAATTGCTTCGGCAATTGCCGCTTCGTCAAACACAGGATTGTTTTTTAGTCAGGGTGTGTCAACGGTTTCAAATCCCGCAAATAGCGCTTTGTCCGATGTCACTGGGGTGACCTTCCGAGGAGCTGATGGGTATGTAGTCACAGATGGATGGTCAACGGGAGTGTTGGTTTCTTCAGTCTCTAATGTTAATTTCACTAATGATGTTTGGGTAGGGCCATCTGCTGGAACTGTAGGGGTTTTGCTGCAAGGAACATCTACTGCGTTGGGGGTGGTTTATCAATTTCAGGGATGTACTTTCAATTACATCAATATCGGAATTGAGTACGCGCAGTGGGTTCAAGGAGTGACGGTCGCACAGAGCAATTTCACCGGGGGTGTGGACGGGATTTTAACACCAGCCTCGCAAGCGGGATTAGATGAATTGCTGGTGTATGGAAATCAGTTTAATGTCTCTGGAAATGGGATTTTCCTTTCCACTGGCGTTGAAAGTGCTCAGATATTTGGAAATATTTTCCTGGTTCCAAATAGTGCAAATGGTATTTTCATGTCTTTTGCGGGGAACAATGTCATCGCAAACAACACTTTCGAGCCCGCTAATGGATCCCCAGCCGGAAACAATGGGCT